AATCAAGAATGGATGATCGAGCACACAGAGAAGTTCTGTAAGGATCGGGCTGTGTATAATGCCATCCTCGATTCTATCAAAATCATCGACGGCAAAGACAGTCAGCATTCACAAGAAGCTATCCCAAAGATCCTGCAGGATGCATTGAGCATCTCTTTCGACCAGAACGTCGGCCATGATTACTTGGGCGACGCTGCAAGTCGATTTGAATTCTATCACCGCAAGGAAGAGAAAGTTGCATTCGACCTTGACTTGATGAACAAGATCACTGCCGGTGGATTGTCTAAAAAGTCATTGAATGTGTGTCTTGCAGGTTGTGTGCACCCAGATACCAAGATTCGAGTGCGCATTAAGCGGCGCGCCGCTTAGAGTAGTGAGTACCTATGCGCCATCCCGGGGTATTATTGACAAATTCAAGGCGGTCTTCATCTGTTTTGAATTTTTTAGTAATGGTACCGTTCGTGGCAGGTTTTTTGGGTTGTGCAAGTGACCCGAGGCGAGCGCGCTCTTTCCTCCCCTCTGGTGAAGCCCAGTATGCAAATTCTTTGTTGTTGCCAGAGGTGAGGCTGGCCTTGCCTCCCATTGATGCGCGGAGTTTTCGCCCCTCTGGAGTGGACCAAAAGAAAAACTCATTTTGGGTCTCTTGTGCAATTTGATATGATTTCATTCCATTTGCACGACGCTCATCATCTGTTTGGGCGTGAATACCGAGATTGTTGTCACGACAATACTCGCCAGTAAGACGCCTCTGAGCCGACGTCAGCCGCGCTCCAAGCATGTGCATTGCACGGAGGTCATTAACTTGATTGTGAATTTTCCACAAAAGAAAGTGGGCAATAATATGTTCGCGGACCGTTAGATAGGTAAGGTTGGTTGGATGGTCTGAACCACCTTGATGCCGTGGAACAATATGATGTGCGTGCAAACCAGATCCAGAGGTGTATTGTTCAAGAAGAGATTTGCCTTTAGTGCAAAGGTTATTATATAATTTGGTGTAAATAGACATGCTGATAGGTCCTTTAATCGGGTTATTAGAGTGGGTGGAGGGTGCAACCTCGCGATCCATGCTTTTTATTTATAATGGCAGGGACGGGGGTCTTGGCCAAAAAGGAAAATAAATGTGGGATGAAAAAGAAATTTCTATCGGCGAGATTAAAGATCTCTTGGATAAGGGATATGAGATTGAGGCAGACTCACCTGATGGGTGGGTTGGTGTGAATTTCTTTGTCGATAAAGGAATGTGGGATGAGTATGTACTGGTGCTGGATAATGGGCTTGTGGTTAGATGTAATGAAGCTCACCTATTCGAGACCCCGTTAGGGTGGCAAAAGGCATCTGATCTCACTAGCATGCCAAAGCAGCATTACTTGACACGCGATGGGTATGTGGTGGGTGAGGTGGTTAGGACTGGTCGACAGATTCCAATCGTTGATATCAACGTTGACCATGAGAATCACCGCTACTATACTAACGGCATTTCTAGTCACAATACTGGTGCTGGTAAGTCGCTGTTCATGTGTCACTTTGCAGCTTCTACTTTGATGCAGGGGTTGAACGTCCTGTACATTACAATGGAGATGGCAGAAGAGCGAATCGCTGAGCGTATTGATGCAAACCTAATGAACTTGTCGATGGATGAGCTGAAGGTTATTGACCGCAAAGTGTTTGATGCGCGGGTTGCAAAGATTGCTGGTAAGACACAAGGCAAGCTGATCGTCAAAGAGTATCCAACAGCATCTGCTCACTCAGGACACTTCCGAGCATTGCTTGAGGAGTTGAAGGGTAAGATGGACTTCAAGCCAGATGTCCTGATCATCGATTACCTGAACATCTGTTCCAGTGCTCGTTTGAAGATGGGTGCTAGCGTTAACTCATATACATACATCAAGTCGATTGCAGAAGAGCTTCGGGGACTGGCTGTAGAGTACAATGTTCCTGTGCTGACGGCTACTCAGGTTACTCGTGGTGGCTTCAATAGCTCTGATGTTGAGTTGACGGACACTTCCGAGTCGTTTGGTTTGCCTGCTACTGCTGACTTGATGTTCGCGCTGATCCGATCAGAAGAGATGGATGCGTTGAATCAGATCATGGTTAAACAGTTGAAGAATCGATACGCTGACCCATCATCATACAAACGATTTGTTATTGGTGTCGACCGGTCGAAGATGAAGTTGTATGATGTAGAAGAATCGGCTCAAGACGGTCTAGCAGATTCAGGTCAAGATGATGACACGCCACTGTTCGATAAAACGAGCTTTGGTAAGCGGGTGCGCAGAGAGGGTGATTTTGGAGGTTTCAAATGAAAGAGCGAGTAGGAGCCAGTGATAGGGTTAGCTTTGTATTAAACGGCAAGCCAATTAGACCGAGTAAGCCGGTTGATTACTGTCCGGAGAAGTTGAAGCCCGGTGGGTGTCAACAACACAACCTCCAATGCAGCTACCCGGAATGTAACCGGCCACCAAAAAAATAAAAGAGCCTTCGGGCTCTTTTATTTTGCATAAATAATTCACCTCAACTACCTATGGTTAATTATGGTCAAAAAAAATATAACCGGATCCGCAGAATTTATATCTAAATCGACTCGAGGTGGTAAGATTAACATAGATCACCGAGAATACTATTCCTTAAAATATAAGGAAGAAATTCGTGCCACATTTCACTCTATGTACTTTCCATCTCTAGCTATATTTCCTACAGTAGGGGATAGTGTGAGTGTTACATCACTAAATAGTGCAATAAACAAGCTAAGGAGTGCAAGCGCAACTGGTCTAAAACATGTATTAGATCAAGAGCCAATAAGCGGTATCGGGCCTGGTGAGGTCTTAATATATCTGCTAGCGGATGGTGCTGTACTAAAGGGCGGTACAAGTAAAGGGCTTGATGTTGATATTAGAGGTGTAGCGTACGAGGTAAAAGCCGTACGTGTAACACTAAATAGATTCGCGCAAAGTTATCGAGTTGGAACTCATGTACCAATGGGCAGTGTTATATCGAAAATCAACCAGTTACGGGAAGATATGAATATACCTGGTACTAAGCAGGAAGTAAAAAAGACATCTCTCGATCTGATGGCCTCAGCATACCCTGAAAGATATGCCGCTATTAGAGCAGAGTTTGCTAAAGATGCGCACAAAGCATACTTCGATAAACATCAGGTCATTTTTATCAACAACAATGCATCACACGCTGCCGGCACCATAGAATCGATTAAAAATGTTAAGGCTCAAGATATATCTATTGAAAGAGTATCTCAAGGTACCATAAGACCTATGGTAAAATTATGAATACTCTTTGTATGCGATTTTAAATTTTACGCAAAGACTCTTGCCACACTTTTGCCGCAGAACGACCAACAAATTGCTGTACAGGTAGTACCATAGCGGTAGCCCAATCAGACCCGTCTACTAGTCTATACGGCGACCTAACATGGGTGGATAAATATCGATGCACGCAAGGCTCGGCAATTTTAAGTTTTGACATGCTTTGTATGGTAGCCCATGAAAATTTCAATTTAGTATCATTGTCTAAGGTTTTATTATTTGCAAACTCTGATAATCGATCGAGTAGTTGGACTCTTTGGTAATATGGTAAGTAGTGCATATTCAGCCCAATGAAACCGTCGGGTAGCTTGCGAAACGGGAACACAAGCGGAAATTTATCCCAGTAAGGTAGTGTATCCTTATGTTTGGCATCGTAGTAAAACATATACAGGCTTCCAGGAATTACCTGAGACCTGTTTCTACCAGGGTCACCTCTCATTAAATAGTACCCCCGAACCCTTTGTGAACTCAGCGCCTTAGCCTCAGTTGAAAACCAGTTTGCTGATTTTTTGACGAGCTCGTCAAGCTCATACTTGTTACTAAAGATTTTTTTGTATGTGCTCATATCAAGAATAAATAATGGATAGTATTGTATTTATGTTGGTTATATATCCCAATATAAGTCGATGGGCGAACACATCCAAATCTCACCTCAGTAGAACACGACAGGTATAAAAGGAAGAAATAAAAATGATATCATTTAAAGAATACGTTAGCGAAGCAATCAAAGGGTGGAAGCATGCGCATTCAGACATTGCAGGTATGCGGAGAGCAAGCTCCGATGCAGCTAAGAGCGTACATTTGCATGTATTGAAAAAAGATGGAACTGAGTCTGGTATGCACGACGCGCGCAGACCGTACGCGTCTGAAGAAGAAGCCCGAGCCCACCACGAAAAAATCAAGGAACTCAATCCACACCGCAAGTATTCTCACAATCTATATGTTGACAATAAACTTGTCGATGTGCTTAAATAACTTCATTATGATTTTATCAAGAAGATGCGTTGTTAATTAAAAATATGGTTGATGGTGCGGCAAATGTGTTGATATGTAGACTATATAACTTTCTCCATATCAACAGTGGCTGTTGCTCAGTCAGGTTTAAGATATTATAAATAATAATGTCGTATTTACATAGATGGGTCAAATGAGAACGTATAACAGTCTGATAGAGTCACTGCCAGCGAAGACTGCAGTCTTCGCTTTCAACCATTTCAATCCTCCAACAACCGGGCATGAGCTGTTAGTCAAGTACGTCAAAAAACTAGCGGATTCTATCAAAACCGATTACGCAATTTACGTGGCCGGGGAACACAACAAGAAGAAAACCCCCCTTCCAGTTGATAAGAGAG